CTCTACACTACCACCATCAGCCTCTACACGAGTTTTAAAAGCACTAACAAGTTGAGGTGCAATGCTTCCTAAATTAGCATAGACAATACCCCAACTAATGTTATTATCTCTTCCTACACCCCACCAAGTGGTATCATATATTTTTCCGTAACTCATTTTTCTTTTGCTTTTTTAGGAACGTGATCAATTTCTTGACGTTTACCTCTTTTGGCTTATACGTTTTTATAGTACCCATCCTGTAGAATATCTAGTTCTTTGATTAGGGTACATATCATCATTGGTGTTTGTGTAGTATTCAGGATACTTGCTAGGTGCTTCAAAGTTTAAGAAGTCTAACAACCTCCTACGATAGTGATCCCCTATATCTTTTTGCCTTTGCACTAAGGCGTCTATTTCGTTTTTTGAGGGTGTTGTGCTGTTCTCGCTTTGGTGTCTAAAGATGCCACCATTTGCGATCTCGTAACCATGAAACAAATAGAAGTCAGCAGCAGCTAAATGACACAATACAGGTTGGACATAAGTCACTAGTAATGTATTGTAGTCTGCAGTTAGATTGTCGTTCTGCACCCCGTCTATAAGTTTCTCAAATAGCTTTGTTCCAAGTATGTCTTGGATATGTATATCCTGTGCGCTCTTGATAAAAGGCGTGATCTTGTCTGTATCTACATTCCCGTTTATAGGGGTTAGTTTCAATATGTCTTGACGTCTAACTAATAGTACCTGTGCCATCTTAATTCAATTTTCCTCGTGAGGGTGTGTCTATTGGCTTCGTTGAAACTTGTGCAGGATTGGTTGGTATTGGCGCACCCTTTCCTTTTGCTTCACTTACACTTGATACACGTTCATTTTCTAGATCTTTAGTTGTACTCTTAGGCAAAAATTGACCACCCTCTCCACGCTTGCGGAAGTAGACCTTTCTTGTCCAATAATGATGGCAGTATGCACCGCCTTTCCAAAGCCATATAGAGTACGTTGACTTACCTCTAGGTGCAAATTGTCCGTTTACACCCTGTGATCCCATTTTAAGGATATCCTCTTTGCGATATACCACCCCGTCCTTGCTCGCAGCAACCATTCTTGAACAAAAATCACGCGAGTTTGCGCTATCTCGTTTTGGAGCGTAACCATAACGAACCTTGAATAGACCTCTGTCTTGATCACTTTTGGCTTGCGGTGTGGAATATGATCTATAGAAATTATATCGCTGCTCATCTTCATCGTAATCTGTGACAGGCACTTCTTCAATTAAGTCCCATTCGTTCTCATCCACCACTTCACCTACACTAGACAGGTGTTCTAGCCATAAATTCATGTGATCGCTGCTCAATTCGACACGTCCTTCGTCTGTATCTACATGACCTGTGCAACATGATTGGCTAGATAAAGCCACTCCCGTCTCTTTCTCGCGCGTTTCTTCGTCTACTTGGTTATTTGCTAGGTCTGTAAATTCGAGTGGCTGTAACGTCTTGAAATAAAGATCTAACGAGAAGCCATTGACAGCTAAGATATTGTCTACAGCCTCTATGATTATTCTTTGGAACGGACGGATCACCACATTGTCAAACAGCGTAGAAGCCGTTTTAAGTTCCTCTGCGTTGTTCCCTAGACCTGTTTGGTCTTTGATACCTAAAAGCATGGGAGAAGTGATCCTATGAGCCACCATGACCTTTTTCATGCACTCACTAGACAGGAATTCATATTGGTTAGATGCTTCACTCAACTGCACAGGCTCTATAGATGCGCTGCTGTCCTTGCTGTCATTAAAAGCAAGGATAAAGCGTCCTGAATTGCTAGATCCTGTAAACTTGCGTGTTATGTCGCGTTCTATTTCGTCTTGTTCCTCTTCAGGTGGTACTCCGTTGTGAAAGTTAATCAACATTGAAGGGGCAAGTCCGTTCTTGATATTATTCAAATGGTAGTTGGCTACCTCCTGCTCTAGTTCTGCATATTGTAGACCTCCTTGATAGTCAACAGGGCTGAAATAATAGTTGCCTGTAGAATAAGGTTTAATGCAGTAGATGCTTTCATTAGCCTGTTCATCGTAACCAAATGCAGGTATGCGAACAGGTCGAAATTCATCTTCTCGAATCTTTGTCCAATCCGCACTATAGTAGTAGGCTTCAATGTCCCCGTCCTTATTTGCTTTCTCAGGACGTAAAGTCTGCACAGGAAAGTGCATAGCCCTCGCGTATCTTTTGCCGTTCTTAGACTTAATGAGTTGAAACGTGGCTTGACCTAGCATCTTAAGATCTAAACAAATCTTACGCATGCAATCGTCTTTGAATATAGTCTTGACCTCTAGGTATCCTTGCAGGTTACGATCTGCTTGTACAGCCTCAAGACCTTCTCCGTAGATCATGTCTGCTATTCCCTTAATGGCTGCGTTGTTCGTTGGACTTGAATGATACAAGTCTATGAGGTATTGGTAGTAGTTGTTATCTAACCCATAAGACACATAGTCGTGCTGTTTGTCCTCGACAATCTTAGGACTTGTATAGCTATTAAGTTGTAAGAACCTCATAAAGTGATGTATGTTTGATCATTTGCGCTTGGGAGGGTGTTATCACCAAAGTACATCGTGTACTTATCAAGACTTTGCGTAGTATCACAAGCAAAAGCCACCCCTCTAAAAAGAATTTTATTTGTAGATCTATTATAGACCTCTATAGTATAGAACCTTTCATCAATCGTAGTCAATGAAAATTCAATTACTAGCTTCTTATTGGTTATAGTTCTTGACGTAATTTCAACACCTACCTCTGCATTCTTTTGTTGATCTACTATTCTAAGTGCATATTGACTAATAGCCTCTCCTGTAAGAATGTCTCTAGGAAAGCAAGTTATAGATTGAAAGATGTTCTGTGAGTTCAATATCGTCATATCAATATAACGCGCTGCGCTTCATATGTCCGTAAATGAAAAGAGACTGCCTCATGGCAGCCCCCCTTCCTAACAAGCAATACTAGAAGCTAAAGTCAAAGTATTCATTCATGTATCCAAACACTATGTTAATAGGATACCACTTGTTCTTATTCCATTCGTCTTGCCCTTGCGCTCTCCACTTGCCCCACTTAAAGCGTAGTTCTGTGGTATGTCCTGTGCGCTCAAATGTGTAGTCTTGGCTTTCACACATGCCGCGTTGATCTATGCGTATTGCTTTGGCGCGTTCTATAGTGCATTGCTTGCCGTCCTTAGACACCGCATTCACAAAGTATGCGTACCTGTCTGTCCACATCAATTCTGTAGCCCCTTTACCAACTACAGGAGGTGTGGTGTTCTTGCTTCTTAAATGGTTCATTAGAGAACCTGTTTCTGTACCTAGTTTCATTCTTCCTCTTCTTTAAAGTATTCTAGTAAATAACTTGATTCCATTTGGTGATCTTGTTACACCTTGTCAAAAAGTGCTGCGTATGCAAGTTGGCAGATATTAGTGATCTCGCCAAACTCTGCAGCCATGTCTGCCCAATCACTATCAGCTAGTTCAAAGGCTATAGCCCATGCGTCCGCATAGTAGATTACCGCGTTGTCAATTTCCTTGTAGATAAGGTCAGTAATAAAGTCCTCGTCCACATCGCGGTGACTGCTGTATGCAGATGCTACCGCGTCCTCAATAACGTCTAGTACGTCATTCTTCCATTGGTTGTAAATAAATCTTTTCATATTGCTTGTTGTTAATTATAGTCTAAAGATAATACTTTTTTTGTAAATAAAAAATAAATTAAGAAAAAAAAAGGAGATCCGTAGATCCCCCTGTATTTTTAAAGGCTCATGGCATTAGTATGCCCTAGCTTTCTAAGCAGCGCATCACTAAATTCTAAACTACTGCTAGTCCCACCAATGCTCCACTTTTGTAGATGCGTCATAGTGTATTCAGCATCATACGTTTTCCAATCATAAATTGTAAACTGCTTGTCACCAAACATCACAACCCACTCCTTCTGCACCTTGTCATCACCACTAGGATAGTCCCAAGTTGGTTCACCTAGACATTCTACAAGTTCGGTGTAACGTACACCCTCTAAAGAACCAACCTTGTGTCCTAATGGTAAAACTACCTCTGCACATTCTAATTTTGTAATCTGTTTCATGTTATTGCTTGTTTAATTCTTTGCTAATATACAACCCTTTTTTTAATTTCCAAAAATAAATGCAAAAAAAAGCAAAAAAAAAGTGACGCCCTATAGACGCCACCTTCGCAGACAAAGATACAGGGATCTTTAAATGTCACTTATATAAACAGAACTAGTTGTCACTCCTACATTCGTTAGAGTGTCATCTAGAAATTCTGCAGGTTGACGCTCCATACCTGTCAAGGTTAGAGTGTAGCCGCTAGAATCACCCATAGCAGCACCTCTTGTGATGTTTCCTGCTGTTAGATCCATACCAAATTCTGCACCTGCTAGGAATATGTTTCCGTTGTTATCCTCTACAAATACCTTTGGTCGGTTCGTTGCAATAAATTTGATCTCCTTATGACTTTTAGGAGTCAACTTTTTTAGATTCAATGTGAGTACCTGCTCATAGAAGGTAGTTCCATTTTCTCGTGATGAAGTGATAGTTTCATTGAAGTCACTTGTTCCACGAAGTTCATATTTAAACGTCTCGGGAGTACCTGCTATTGCTGAAACTTCTCCATCCGTACCACCAAAAGTGATTTGATCAAATGAAAATGCGTCAAAGTTAGATAGGTAGACCGCCTGTAATCCACCCACTACATCCTTACAAGGCTCTAGACGTCCTGCTGCAATTTGACATGCCATAGTTATTTCTTATTAAAAAAGGGCAAGCAAGCATCTGCCTACCTGCCCTCTTGATTAAACCTCAATCAATCTTATGCGTGATACAATACCACGTCACCTGCAATACCAATCTGTACACCTGCTGTGTATCTCATGATCACACGAACATTTTGACTTCCGTCGACCTCGCTCATGTCAATGACCTTAACCTCATTGTGATCGCTCAACAAACCTGTTCCAAAGAATAGGTTATCACGATATGTTGCTACAGCAGTATTATCTGCCAATCCATTAGCAACAAAGATCTTTACACCATCAAATGATAGTTCGCCTCCGTTGTACCATTGAGTACCTTGTGCGTTTGTACCATTAGCCCCTAGATTAGAAGCAAATCCACCTAAAGCACGAACATACGCTCTTGCTATGTTTTGTGATACATAAAGGAACATGTCCTCACGTCCGTACAAAGTTGATGGGATAGCGTCTACAATAGATCCTAATTTTGCGATCACATTTGTAGAGTCTACTGCTGCGTGTCCTGAAACGTCAATTACGTCACTATCAGCAAGAGCCAAAGTAACTAAGCCGTCAAATTCACCTGAGTTAGAGTTAATACCTTCCCAAATAGTCTGCTCAGTTTTTTGAGCAACCTTTGCAGCAACGTGTGCTAAGAGGAAGTCGCTAAACTTAGGAGGCAAAGAGTCGTATGCGCTAAAGCCCATTTGCTCTGCTTCCCAATCGGAACGAAAATCCTTTTTACATAATTCCAAATTCACTTGAAATTCTTCAGGTTGCAAGATACGTTCTGCTAAAGTGATCGTAGAAGTATCTGCGAAATCACATGAAGCGTTAGAAACGATTGCGTCTGTACTTAGAGTCTTTACGACCTCTTTGTACTTTACGTTTGGCTTGATAAGGACACCGCCCTTGTCAAGAGTGTTCGCAGAAAGCAATGCAGCAGAAATGTACTGACCTGCAAATTGACCTTCATACGTTGT